GGATCTGATTACATATACTATTTTAGCATCTCACCATTATTATCATCAACAGCATACTGGGTTTTACCTCCATATTCTGGTACACTATTAGTTAATAGTAGAAATTTAAGCGATGTTGAAAATATAACTGAATCTTTAACAAATTTAGGGTTAAACAGTAACATAACCTTATCTGGTTCGAAAGATATGACTGGTAGCATCTCTACCGGATCATATACCGATTTTTCGAATTTCACTCGTATGAATATGAAGGTTCTACCTACCGGTGGTACGGGTGTTATAGAAATGATAAGACAAGGTACAGGTGTCAAGGGTAATATTCAGGTAGATGGGTTGAGAGTGGGGTTAGGTGGTTTAAATAACACAGGTAATGGTTATAGTTCAAGAAACGTCGCTATAGGTTTAAATGCTTTACAGAATAACACATCTACTGTTAATCACAATACAGCTGTAGGTAATGAAACTCTTAAAACAAATACAACAGGATTTAATAATACAGCAATTGGATCACAAACTCTACTATATAATACAACAGGTAATAATAACACAGGCGCTGGTTACAATACATTAACATTCACAACACTAGGTAGTAATAACACAGCAATAGGTTCTGAAGCGCTTAGAGCTAATACAACAGGTGCTAACAATACAGCAATAGGATCAGGCGCTATATCTACTAATACAACAGGTAATAATAACACAGCTGTAGGGTTCGAAGCTTTAGATGTTACAACAGGTGACTTTAATACAGGTGTAGGTGTTGCTGCGTTGAGACTTAATACAACAGGAGATGAAAATACAGCAGTTGGTGGTAGAGCGTTAGCTAGTAACACGAGCGGCACTTTAAATACAGCTATAGGGCATCAGGCATTAAGTGCTAATCGAACCGGCTCGCGTAATGTAACAGTTGGCGGATTTGGACTATATCTAAATACTACAGGCGTTAGTAACGTAGGTGTAGGTACAAGCTCTTTATATTATAATCTAACTGGTTCAAATAACATTGCATTAGGTGATAGAGCAGGTACATTTACTAATCTTATAGGTTTCTTACCAAATAATAATCCATCCAATAGCGTTTTCATTGGAACAGAAGCAAGTGCATTAAGTAGTACCCAAACAAATCAAATTGTTATTGGTTATCAAGCACAAGGTCTCGGTAGTGACACAGCTGTTATAGGTAATACTTCTATCAAAACAACTCAATTAGGTGGTACACTTAAGCTACCAATTTATACTGTCGCGACATTACCTTTACCTGCTACCGTTCCGGGTCAACGTACCTTTGTAAGTGATTCTACAACAACAACATTTAATGCTATCGTGACTGGCGGTGGTTCAAACTTCATACCTATTTTCTCGACAGGTAATGTATGGAGAGTAGGTTGATTAACTAAATAAAATTATGGCACTAAATAATCCAAATCCGATTGTAATACCTCAAACTGTTGAAAAGACATTTCCGCATCTTTGGCTTTATAATATATTCGTAAATGCTCACGCTATTGATAAAGGAGAAGTAACCATCATTACTTTACCTTATAATAAAGATACACAAGAGTTAGCATCAAGTGAATATGCTGATAGTATTACAGGTGATTTATGGAAAGCTGTTGCCGAAGTACCAGAGGTAGCGATAGCTATGAACGCAATATTTAACGCTGTCGAACCTCTAAGAGTGTGGGCTCAACAGCAGAATGCCGATCAGTAATAATCGCCGCATACTGTCTACTTCCTACAAATATAAAATATTTGAACCTCATCGACTATCTGGATTGATCAATTAAAAATACTGTCCGTATATAGAAGTATTATTAACGCTATTGTCAAATATTTGAGTTTTGACAATCTCATCAACATCCATTGGATATGATTTTGGATTGCTGCTCAATTGAGTTGTCGATAATTGATCCAACAGCGTAATGCTTGAACTCAATACACCGCTGAATGAGTTATCATACACCTGAACATTATTATCTTCATCGGGGAATCCAGCTTCAAAACTGTAATCGTATCTCTTGGCTGTAACTTTCCATATATAATGCCCTGCTAGTGGATTTATTGTAGATCCATCTTCATCAATAACTTCAGTAACTACGAATGTTTTAGCGTTTCTATTCGCTGGTCTATCACATCCAAAAGGCGTTAATACAAATCCATCATCAGCTTTTGGTTCAACTCGTTGACCATTATTCATATGCACATTGATATTATCAAATGCTGTTGTGAAAGACTGTATATGGAAATACAGCGTGATGCTGTCGTCTGGTTCCCATCCATACACTTGTAGAGGAACACCGTTGTGTTGATATTCAACATATGCTCGTATTGTAGTTGGACCATAGTAAGGAGCTACAGTGTGCTCACCATAAAAATTATTAGCAGCTGATAAATTATATGTATTGACATAATAGTCTATATCAACTCCGAAATTGTTTATCAGTTCTGAAAACCCACTGTTATACAGAGTTCTTTCAGCTTGAAATTTAGAAGGATCAGCAAATCCTCCACACGCTGGTTTAAAAACACCAGCAAATATATTAGCAGGCGTTAGGCAAGATAATGGTGTTACAGGACATCCCATAATATTATTTAACCTTCACCACTCTCGCAACTGGTTTATTTTCCGGTGTCATATACATTTGCAATCCGAATGGACTGTTCTTTATTTTGGATACTTTATTATCTTTAAACTCTAAATTGTATGTGAGTAATACATCAGTAAGCTCCGGTCCTTGAAAGATATAATTTAATACATTTATCTTAGGATTAAGTTGTTTGTATGGCCCCTTGGTCGTCATGTGCTTTCTAGTTCCAATATCTCTCGTTGGATTGCCTCCCTTTATATTACGAAATGGTGATATTTTAGGAGTACCATCTGCCATATTATGAGCATATTCTAGAAAAAATGTTTCAAAGGATTTCACTATATCTATTTAACAAAAAGGGGGAGTCATTTAAGACTCCCCCCTCGTTTCTATGAATTTTTTAAGAATTACTTGATGTATTCAGCACCCTTCTTGTAGTTTCCGACTTTGTTGTTGGAACCTGCGCCAATGTTTGGTTGCTTAGCATTGTAAAGAGCGTGGCCGTAATCGCCATCGTCACCTACATCATCGGTAACATCTGATGAAGCCTTACCACCCTTCGGCTTGACTTTACTACCAACGGTGTTTGGCTTGCCTGTGAGCTTTCCGATTGCTTGGGTTTCTTCGTCTTCTTCAACGCCCATATCGTCTTCGCCTTCATCGCCCATGTCGAAGTCTAAATCACCTTCGTCATCGCCTTCACCTTCATCACCTAATGCGCTCATAAGAACATCGTGAAGTTTTTGTGCGGTTGCTCTGTCGAGAGTGAAAGTAACTTCGCCTTCTCCACCACCTAAATCAGAATCCATTTCGTCATCTGTCATTTCATCTTCGAGTCCGAATGCATCGATATCATCTTCTGCATCTTCCATGCCATTGAAATTTTCATTTACGACGGATTTAAACAATTTATCAAAACTAAGTGTTTTTCTAGTCATAACTTTATTTAGTGTTTGATTTGCAATTTTTCTACTTTCTTGCAATTCTTTTTCTTCTTCAGATTCGCATGCTTCCATCGAGTTTAATTTATCTTGGATGTTTTTTCTTTCTTTATCTGAAAGGTTTGGTTTTTTGAGAGCTGCACGAAGAGTCATCTCTCGTTTTTCATTTTTGCTGGTCTTTTTATATTCCCCATCTTCCTCTTCGTTATCTTCTTCTTTACAACCGCATTTGCAATCTGATGGATGCTCATCGTTTAATGCTTTTGTAGCACCTCCTTTTTCATCAATTCCTCCATCTTGTTTAGGAAAATTACCGTCAAACGCATTTGCTGGTAAATTCTTGGATTCTTTAACGATGGTGTACTTCAACGCATTCAACATGTCTCCATATGCGTCCCCGATGTTTTGAAGATCTCTTTTGATCATGTTTGTATTTAACAGAATAAATCTAAATATCTTAATATGTCAAAGAAACAAGAGAAGTTTTATATGGGAAATCAAAATCTCCCATCTAAAGGAACTATCATTTCATATACCCCGGAACAAATCAAAGAAATGGAAAAGTGTGCTAAGAACATATTACATTTCGGTGAGAAATACTTCTACATATTAAATGTTGACGAGGGTAAAATTCCAATTAAGCTATACAAAGCTCAGAAACGAGTTTTGAAAAAGATGATGGAAAATAGATTCTTTTGCTTACTGGCAAGTCGTCAGGTGGGTAAGAGTACGCTTATGACAATTTATATCCTATGGCTTGCAAACTTCTTTCCAGATCAACGGATCATCTTGGTTGCGAACAAAGAATCAACAGCTATTGAAATTTTCAGCAGAGTTAGAATGGCATATGAAATGTTGCCAAATTGGTTAAAGTCTCCGGTTATTGAATATGCCAAGACCAGCATGGAACTTGAAAACAACAGTCGTATAGGTATCACCACCACGACTGGTACAGCGGCTCGTGGTCAGTCTGTTAGCTGTTTGTTGATTGATGAGTGTGCTTTCATAGAACCCCATCTCATGGACCCGTTTTGGGCATCTGTTTTCCCAATTGTATCATCTTCTAAAAAAGCGAAGGTTTTCATGTGCTCCACTCCAAATGGCACTGGTAATTTATTCTACGATATTTACACAGGTTCTATCGAAGGGAAAAATGGATGGTCTAATGATAAAATTCTATGGAATGAAATTCCCGGAAGAGATGAGAAATGGGTAAAAGAAATCAAAGGCGGACTAGCATCGGAAGAGAAATGGTCACAGGAGTTTGAATGTCAGTTCTTAAATTCGGGAACGGGTTCCATGAGTGAAGAGTCATACAATTATATGAAATCTTTCATATCTGATCCTGTTGAAGTTTTGATGGATGGTAAGTATAAGATATTCGAGCATTATCAAGAAGGACGAATTTATGTCGCAGGTGTTGACACTGCTGAAGGTATCGGAGGCGACTTCAGTTGCATAAAGATACTAGATATAACTGATCTTAAAGAAATCACTGAAGTTGCTGAGTATTATGATAACACTATTTCGGTTTCTGAATTTGCCAATAAGGTGTATGAGATTCTATGTCACTGGGGCAAACCATTGGCTTGTATTGAGAGAAACAATCAAGGTGGTCAGGTTGTTGACAGACTTGGACTTGATATGGGATACATGGATAAAATTGTGTGTTGGGGCAGTAAATTAGCAGGAAGAAAAAATACACAGTTGTTGGGTATGATCGCATCACGAAACACCAAATACAACGCTGTTGCAAATGCTCGTTACTTCTACAATGACAAGATGGTGGTGCAATTTAAAAATGAAGACTCTCTAAATGAAGTTTTCAAGGATTTCGTCAAGCTTCCAAACGATAGCTGGGGCGCGATCTCTGGAAAGCATGATGATAGAACGATGGCATTGGTTTGGGCATTGATGGTGTTGCATGATGATATCGTCGAGCAATACTTCACTGTGGATGAATATGATGATTGCGGTAAACCTTCAAAATTAACACCTAATGAACATTTGTTCAGATCATTCGAGCCAGCGACTTCCATATATACAAACGAATTGGTAGACGGTATTGAAAATAGCCAAATTTCTCCTATCTATTTCGGAACCTCCACACAACAAGCGAGTGACTTCGCTGAATTGGAAGCTGATGGATGGGTATCATTAGGAGGATCAATGCATGGTGGTGGTTACAGAGAGCTAACCGACAACGAAAGTGCGTTTTTTGATAAATACTTCTAAGTATGGAAGAAATTCGACAAAGCCCGTTAAACCAAGCAGCGAAGGACAAGTTTTTACTTGTTTTTGATGTTCCTCCCATTTTAAAGGAGTTTTCTTCTAAATCAGTGCGTAATAATGACACAATCATACCAGACACAGTTCAGTTTACGATATGGGGAACCGCAGTTCCTGATATAACAGTTCCCGGAACAGAAGTTCGCTATGCTGGATCTACTTTGTATGTGTCATCCCACAACAAAGCGAGTTATCCACCAGTTGAAGTGAATTTTGCGGTGGACAGTATGTATAATAACTACTGGACTGTGTACCAGTGGTTGAACTTACTACACGATGAAAAGACAGGGCAATATAACTCCAGAAAAGAATTTGTGGATGCAAACTTCAATGATTATCAGACAGATCTGACAATTTATGGGCTGGATGAATATGGAAACAAGCGTGTCAAATTCACTTATAAAAAAGCATTCCCAACAACTCTAAAGGGGCTCAACTATGATTATCAGCCATCTGGCGAT